GTTCCCGAACCAAAATACGACTCCTTCGCTTTGATATATGGAATAGACAGCTCATCGTGAGGTGTCAACCCATGCAAAGTGGGATCCAAAGACAATTCCTGCTTCGGATCCAACGAAAACTTCTGCACTGCAGTCCCAATGTGGCCTGAGGCAAGCATAGGAGCGTTCATTGGTTGGTAACCATGGACATTTGCTATTACAGGAACGTTAGTAAAACCGAAAATTCGGGCTATACTACCGACTGCCTTTGCGCCAATCTGTGTGGCTCTAGCAAATGGTCCGATTATGGGCACTTTGGTCAGGTACCCGGCAACATTGGCAACAGCACTTGCTGGTCCGGAAATCTTTCCGGAACCCTCATCATACTCATCACCCTGAAGTGAGAGAGATGCTGTAGACCCCATTAACTCAACATCTGTCATCCATGCGAAAGTTTGCACAGTTACGGAAGTAGATCCACCTGTTACGGCAACCCCAAGGGGCGCGAATACGGTATATGTGATTGTTCCGAAATTCTGCACATCACTCGCTGATGTGATATCCAACCAGTTCTTGTGATAAAAGAAAGGTAACTCCATTTGCCCACCAGCATTCGCAGCTGGTGTCACAAAGAAACCTGGTTGTTGAGAATATGGTGTCAACAAGGGCTCATTGCCTGTTGTTGTGCGAATCTTGTCTGAGACAAGTCCTAACAATGGCGAGTAGCATGCACGCAAAAGACCATACTGGAACGGTGTTCCGTTCACCATGATCTTGATGTGCAGCTTCCCTCGCAAAAAAGCGAAATTATCGACTTTCTTCTTAATATTTGCATTGTTGAGGAATAAGTACCACGGTTGGATACTTGTCTTGACTCCGATCGCATCAGAATTGGTCCACGTGATGGTGGAAATAGCGGTTGGACGACCCAGAAACCTCCCCAACTGGAGATCGTCTGTGCCATCAACTCGAGCAATAGCATTAACTTCTGAACCTGCCATTACGACTTCGCCCTCCGCGTTATCGATAAAGGTTACGGTCTCAGATGTTGCTTCTAAGGCTCCTCCGCTGCTTCCTTCGCCCGTGGGCGCTTCTGAGAGATCCTCAGATTGCAGCTGAAAGCGAGATTTAATACTCTGGTAATACGCACTCGTAAGCGCATCAACAGGGTGGATTCTTCCGGTGATCCACTCAACAGCTTGTTTATCTTCATTTTCTTTGTTGCCTGACATTTAAAATACGCAAACATGAACTGCCAAATACATGTCTACTGGCTAGAGAGAATACTCTCCGACGCCCTCCGGAATCTCGCAATGAGATCACTCCAGCCAGGAAGGGTCGACTCGGTTACGTAAAACGAGTAGGGTTCGCGCTCTAAGATGCTCTTAAAGAACGCGTGGTGCTTTTCGAAGGTTTCCCTACCGTAGAAAAAGTACTCTGAGTTGGCGGACGAAATGACATCCACCATCTGCTTGTGC